CGTACAACGCTTCGGAGCGGTTTTCAGCGCCCACTCCAACGGCGCGGTCGAATGATCGGCCAAGCAATCCAAGTATTCCTCCGTGCGCCCAGGCGGCAGCTCGGTGCCAAACTTCTCGTAGGCGGCGCGGTAGCGGTCAAGCGCTCGGCAGATCAAACCCGCGTTTGAGGAGCCACTGTTCGGCCTCGCGGGTGATCGTCTCACGATCGCGGTCTCGGATTTGTTCGGCTTTCGATCTTCCATCCATTCCTCCGTTTGCCAATGCCATGCTGCGTATCGCCGTCTCTGGCGGTTTGATCCAGTTCAGCGAGTTGATGAACGTCGCAGGGTGCGGGCGCTTGTCCGGCTCGCGCCGCTCGAACTCAGCCGCCCATGCCTCCGAGGTATCCATCAGCCGATCGAACCGAGCATCGGGACCCTTGAGCCCGTCCATGTCTTCGGCCACAGCTCCGGCTGGCAACCGACCGTTGACGATGACCGCGTGAAACGCTTTCCGGCCTGGGACCTTTCCGACCTTTCGGGGGTAGGTTTCGTACCACGTTTCAAACGATCCGCCATCATCGCTTTGCCCGCCCTCATCATCGCTTGATGATGGTGTGTTAGAAGAGTCGTTAGACTCTTCTACACATCTAGTTCTAGTTCTAGTTCTAGATGCATCTGCATTGCTTTCCATTTGCAATGCATTTGCATTGCTTGTGGATTGCTTTTGCTTGTTTCCCCACCGCGCATCAGCCGCCGCTTTCCGCTTCTCGATCTTCTCGACTGTCTTCTCGTACTCGCGCGTCAAACGCTCGTTTTTGATCTCGCCATCCTCTACCGTAAACATCGCTAAGATGCTCATTCGATGGCGCTTCCACTCTGACGGAGTGAGCCTAGAGCAAGCCCGAAGCATGGCGTCGTCATTGGGTAGCGATGCCCCATTCAGCCACACCGCACACAGTAGATCGAAGTACCCAGCGCGAGCCGCTGCCGGCATCGCCGTAACTTTGGGACTCGACTTCCACGCCTCGGGATACCACATCATTGCGTGCGGTTTTTTCATCTCATCGCACCAACACCCGGCAACGATCGGCCCAGTTGTACAGATCGTTCAGGCGCTCGTTGAAGTCGTACTCCGTGTCGCAATGCCAGGAGAACTGCTCCGCGATCTCGTCGAAGTAGTGGATGTCCCAAGCGTCAATGTACTTGCCGACTTGATCGCGAATCTTGTTCATGCGTTTCCAGATAGCATCGGAGATTTCAGATAACCTCTCCGATGAAAGCTCGTCGATGCACTCGTCATCCTTGAGCAAGTCCTTGATGCGTAACGTGACGCGCCACCCATGGCCGTATGGCCGCTCCAGGCTCTCCGGCGTCGTATATGGCTGGAATGTTGCCTCCATCACTCTCCTCCCTTCACTCGTGGTCGCCCCGATGCTGCCTCTAGCGCCTTCGCTGACTTGCATCCATCGTGAGCGATTTCAATCAGATCGGCTAGCTCCAGTTTCGCGAGAGCGCGCCGATCCAGCATCGGCTGAATGTTCGTGCATATTTTGTTTGCGAGCCGGTGGCGACGCGCTGTCTCTAGCGCCGCTCGGCCGATGGCAGGTCGGCGAGATCAACGACCCAACCCTTACCGATTTTGGTTGCTTGCAGTTGGCCGCGCTCGATCATCTGCTGGGCGCGGCGCTGGCTCACGCCGAAGATGACGGCGATTTGTGCCGTGGTCATGGCCGTCTTACACGTCATGCTGTATTGTTTCGCAACCGCCAAGACGATCTACCTGCGGCGTTTTTTCCGCTTCGGTCCCCCTTCGCGTCGCACGCTCGGCAGCCCTGAGCGCTTGGCGCGTTTAACGTCCCGCAATGCTTGCAACTCTTGCCTTTCATAGTTCAATCTCTCCGCTCTCTTTAGATCGTAATTGGACACATGCACCGCGCACTCGTAGCCGTTCCACATAAACCGGCTTGCGCCACGCAGATACGCCAGGATGTCGATCAACTCATCGTCGCTCGTTGTCCGGCGCTTATGGGTTTTCACCCAATGCCGCAGAGCCTCTCTTCGCCCCGGCCCACTCATGTTTTCCCTGGATCGGTACAGCGACTTGATTGTTTGCGGGGTTGCGGTAATCGACATACTGGGGGTGTTCGGGTGCGCGCGAATTTCCACTTTCCAGTCGTACTCGCTTGTCAGCGCCATACTTAGCGGCAGAAACAACTCTGAGTTTGCATCTTCGGCTGGCTTAATCGCTGGACTCCATCCATTCCCGAAATCCAGGGCTTCTAGTCCGTATGGGATTCCGACTGGAAAAACGTCGCGCCCTCTAACCTCCAAAACTTCCCTAGTGGAATCGTAACGACCATCAGCGAAGACCAACGCGAATAAGCTCTCAAACAAAACGCCGCTCTTGAGCGCTATCCCGAGTGGCCGCGCCTCTCTGATCGACATCCTGCGTATCCGGCGAAGGATAAACCTGCCAGGAGATTTGTCGTAACACATCCACCGCTCCGTTTTCTTAACAGCAAGTGGGCTGCTGTTGATCCATGCGATGTCAGCCGATCCGCCCATCGTATCCAGCATCTCCAATGGATCAATCCCGCAATCGTTCGCACTGTCGCTGACTCGGAATACTGGTTCTCCCTCGTCACCTTGCCCGTCATTGAGCGCCCACGCTCCATCGAACTCCGCTAGTGCTACGCGGTTCGCCTGAGATACAGCCTTTGGCCAATCCTTTTCTAGCCACTCCGGCTGCCAATTCTCCGCCAAGGCGAGATAGGTGAGTATACTCTCTACCCGATCCGCTAGCTTCTTCTCGCGACCTTTCATGATGACTTTGACCTCCCGTTGCTCAAAACATCACCCCGCTTTCCATCTCCCTGATGCGCTCGCGCGAGTCTTTGTAGCCCTGCTCCAGGGATGCGACGTGCTCGCGTAGGCGCTGGACCTCGGCAAGCAGGCCTGGGATGTCTTGGCGGGCGTGGGCGATGAAGTCGGCGTTGATTTCGACACGATCTGCGCCCTCGTCGTCTTCCCACCCTCCTACGCCAAAGTCACCTATCAAGTAATCCCCTGCGAATACCTCCCGCTCCGGCCTTCCGGCGAGGTTATTGCGCTCCCACGGACCCGGCGTCGCCGCCTCAACCCGCGCCTTGATCTCTGCCAATCGTTCATCGCTCATGACTTCTTTGGCCTCCCAGCCTTCCTCACCTTCACAGACTCCAGCGCCCGCCGCTGCATCACCCACACGCCGCCCACCTTCTCGGCTTTGATCCGATTGGCCCGGATGAGCGCCCGCACCCTGGACGTGTTGACATTCAGGATGCGGGCGGCTTGGGTTACGCTGAGCATGGCTGTTCACTGGCAAACATCTCGATTTGATCCCGAGACTCGCTGTACTCTTCCACAGCTCCGGGGAGGTTGGCGCACGCCTGCCGATAGTAGCTCGGCTTGAGTTCAACCCCCATCCCCTTGCGTCCATTGGCGACAGCGCCGTAGACCTCGGACCCAACCCCCATGAATGGCGTAAATACGGTTTCGCCTGGATTGGTTCGCAGGCACACCGCGCGGTCGATCACGTCGAGCTGGAGCGGGTGAACGTGCTTCTCATCCTCCGGGTCTCGGCAGTCCTGGAACGGGAGCACCCGGCCCATGTTGATGTCATCCCATACCGACGAAGCGTAGCGCCTCCAGATCCAGTGCGAGAACCTGTTCTCGGTCTGCTTGCCTGTCCAGCCCTTGTATCGCAGCAACTCAGCCGGGATAGGCGATTGACCAGCGTAGTGATCTAGGCCGGTCGAGTTAGCGATCGGGATGGGGTTCTCTCCCTTACGGCGGAATACGATCAGGTAGTCGGCTGACGCGACACCGGCGTAGGCGGCATCGTCAACAATGGTCTTGTGCGCGAGGTTTTTGGTTAGCGTGCGGTTGCGAACCCACAGCGGCTCCTTCCAAATAGTGTGACGTGCGACCATCTTCCACCCTTCGTCTTGGTGGAGTCGAATGATATCGCCAGGAAAGTCGATCAGGTGATCTTGGCCACTGTTGCTGGACGGGATGTCCGTGCAATGGACGGCGGTCAACCGCCCCGGCATAGTGACCCGGAACAGTTGGCGCACCACGTAGCGATAGTGGTCGAAGAACTTATCGTAGTCCAAGCAGTTGGACAGATCGCGCTCGTTGGAAGTGTAGTGGTACAGCCCGCCGAACGGAGGCGAGTAGATCGAAAAATGGATCCGCTCAGCCGGAAGGGATTGCATCACCTCGATGCAGTCGCCGTTGTACAGGGCGTACTCGCTCGTTATCGTCTGGTCGTTCACAGCCATGTCGGAATCTCCTCTCTATTTTTGAACCCCTGAAACCCTTGCACGGCTAGCGAGTGGTTCATCTCGCGCACCAAGCTCTCGAACATCTTGCCGGCGGCTTCCGCCTTGCGCTGCTGGTTATCCATGATGGCGCGCTCGCCTTCCGTCATCACGATATCGACCACCACGGGACGCTCTTGTCCGAAGCGCCAGCACCGGCGAACCGCTTGGTAGTAGCTCTCGAATGAATGAGACGGGAAATAGGTCACATGCGCGCAGTGCTGGAAGTTAAGACCCCAAGCTGCTATCTTGGGCTTGCTGATGAGAACCCTTGCCTCGCCATTCGCGAAGGCCGCTAGTCGCTCCTCTTTGGCCGCATCGCTATCCGACCCGGATACCTGCACAGCATCCGGGATCATGTCGGCTAGCAAATTGCCTTCGTCATTCAAGTGGCACCACACGAGCGCCGGTTGGTCGTGGTCAACCAATTCCGCTACCTTCTCGCATCGTTCCTGAATCGTTCGCCTGCGGTCCTCCCGCTGGCTCCGTAGGTCAGTGGCCGGCATGTCGAACAGCATCCCATCAGGCGGGCGGCTGGCCTTGATGACATGGGTGTTCTCGATCAGTTCCGGCAACTCGAAGCGGTCGTCATTGAAACCCAGGTCGGACGGCTTGCGGCAAGCGCGCGCCCAGGATGTGACCCAGCGCCAGAATGGCGTCTCGGCATGGCCCTTGAGCCTCCACTTAGGAACTTCGCCATACATCCTGCGGGCCGCACTGTTGTTATTGTCGTTGCGGAAGAACCGCCCCAGCATGTCCATGTAGCCGAGGTATCCCAGGGCTTCACTCGATGTTCCAAGTTCGATGTAGTCGTTCGGTGCGGCAGTCGCCGTCGCCAAGAGCCGGTACGACACCTTTAGCATGAACTCGGTTATCTGCTGCTTGCGCTTGCCGTCGAATGATTTGAGGATGCTGGACTCATCACAGACAACGCCGCCAAACCTGGCCGGGTCGAACTTGTCGATGCGCTCATAGTTCGATAGCGTGATTCCGCACGGGACAGAGCCATCGCTAGACCGCGCGCATTCAATGCCGAACTTTGCACCCTCGCGAACGATCTGCTGCGATACCGCCAATGGCGCTAGGATCATCGCGGGCTTGCCGGTTTTCTCCAGGATGTTCTGAGCCCAAACCAACTCAATCGCGGTCTTGCCCAATCCGCAATCCGCGAACACGGCCCGTCTTCCGCCCCGGATTGACCACTCCGCTAGATGGCGCTGAAAGTCAAACAGAAACCCCGGCATGAACGTCGGCTCAAAGCCGCAATCAGCGCCCTCGTGGCGCTTGGCCTCCAGAAACTTCTCGTACTCGCTTCTCTGTTCTTCCTGTTCCCTCAATTTAGCCTCCACGTACCAATCCAACTGAGCCATCGCCACATGCCACGCTGGCGGCGCTGGCCCCCATACGGGGTCTTTCGTCAGTGCGTCACCGTAGGCGCGAAGTTGCGCCGGGGTTGCGTTGAACAGCGGCATCTAGCGAGCCGCCCACGAGTACAGAAACCCGTTGCTGATCGCATCGCGCATCGGCATGACGACGCCGCGCTCGTCTTGCTCGACGGCAACCGCGAAATGCTTGGGGCTTGTCGCGCAACTGTTGCGGCGGCGGGTCGCTTCGATCGCGTCTTGCATCGTCGGGTAGCTTGTCCAGTTGGCTTGATTGCTCATGGGTTAACTATACCGCCATCGGTAGAGTTTAGCAAGTACTTTCGCAACTATTTTTCTGCCTCATACCGCGCCCGATGCTCAGCGATCAGCCCACCCTGTACTCGTGCTCGATCTCGCCAACAGCACGGCTGCCTCGCGCGTGCGGCGGCCAGTAGTAGCGTCCGGTCAGCTTGCCCATCAATGGGGCCTCGGATGTGTAGGTCTTGAAATGGCCGCGCACCATATGACGCGCCGGCGGACCCTCTGGCGCTAGTGGATCAGCGTCACAAACTATCCTCTTGTCTTTGTTTCGCACAACTATCGTATGGTACTGATAGCCTCCCTTATACTTTCGGCGCTTACGATCGTAGTTCCCCTGGTACTTCCGCTTGACCACTTCGACGTTGCGGCAAGACAGCATCATAAACAAATACAAAACGTCCCACACAGCTCGCGTAGCTAGATCATGCGCTACATCTTGAGTTGACGCCTTCTGGGAATTTAGCGACGCTAAATGAGGCAAAACCTTTATGTTGATATTTTTGCCGTCGACTAATGTCGGGCGCACTACCCCGCGCTCGTCGCACTCGCCACTAACAAGCACGGTGCTCATAACGCCCGTTAGTTGTGCGTCGGTAGCGCACATTGCCCACCATATCAATACAGCGCCACCCTCACACTCAGGGGCGTAGTTGTTTGGATTTTCAACCAGCGCCACGAACCTGCCCGTTTTGTCGTTGTCAAAATATGCGACCGATTCAACCCACATTCTTTCGTAGGGCATTGCCATTGATCCGTCGCCGCTCTTTAGATTGATGGCAATCGGCAATCTCTGACCATCGCCGGGGTCAATCAAAAACGTAGGGATGCCTGCATCACGAGACGCTCTCTCCATTCTGTTACATGCGTCTCTTGCGGATACAGCATCGACTACGTTCGAGAGATTGTCCGCCCTGCGCCAATCGCCGTTAGCTATCCGCTTTCGCATGAGCCCATGTGTCATACCTTTACTCCTCCTTTATCAATGCGTATCTAGCCCGATGCTCAGCGATTAGCTCGCCGAGGTTGATGCCGTGGGCCTGCTCAAACAACCTGTCGGAGCCCAGGACGTGATGCGCTTTAGGCCCGATGCGATGATGAGAAGCGCACAGCGGCAGTGCTTCAGCATCGGGAGGCTTTAGCGCGATCGACCGCTGGCCGAAGTGCGCCGCTTCCACATGTCGCCACCATCCGCCAGCGCATCCAGGCACCACGCACGGCTGCT